TTACCAAACCGTTAGAGTAGTGTAAGCCGAAGCCTTGAAGTTCATCGATGATGTTTTTACGAAGTAAGTCAGAAGTACCTGCTTCATTTACTTTGAATAAGACAGATTGTTTACCTGCAAGATTTGCTCTTGAAGTGCTGTTCATTACGAAGTTGCGAAGTTGATTAGGAGTACCGTTGTCATCAAGGATTTTGTTCAATTGTGCAAGTTCAGTTAGATCACCTGCAGTACCGAAGTATGCTTGACCAGCTGTACCGTATGCACGACCTGAGTTTTTACGAACTTCCAAGTTGATAGCTGCATCAATTGCTTTAGTATGAGCACGAAATGCTTGTTCAAGTTGTTGTACGAATAAGCCTTGAAATTGACCACCAACTGATTTTTGTTCTTCGCCGTTCCAAGCGATAGGCACCATGTCAGAGTTAGTGATAGTGATGTCGGTGTAGCCGATAGTTTGACCGCCATTTTGTGGAGCATATGGGCCAGGTACGATAGGTGTCACACTTGATACAGGTGCGATGCCTACACGAACTGTTTGACCGACTGCTACACCAGTTGCATCGACATCAGTCGAAACAGCTTCAATAGAGCCAACTCGTTCGCGAGCGACAGTTGCAAGAGCTTGATATGCTACTGGGATTAGACCAGTAAGAGTATTTGTAGTTGCCATTAGTATTACCTATTAGTCGATTATGGTATAACCCTTGCTGAGTAAGATTGGTTGATCACCTATTGGTAAGTTATCCCAATCAGCACGAGTGATTGTTTTGTCATTTGAATGTGTTTGCTTGTCTGCAGGTGTTTTAGGATTAGGTACTGAAACTGGCTTTTCGAATAAGAAGTCACATTCTTTGCGAAGTCGTATGATTGCTGCTTCAATAGCTACTCCATCTTCATCTGCATTATCAATCAAGCTTTTATCAATAAGCTTGAGTGCTGCATTGACATGTTTGTCAGTTTTTACACCAGCTTCATCAAGTTTAGATTTCAGAAGTGCATCAAGTTTAGTTTGTTTGATTGACTTCTTGATACTTTCATTTTCTTCAAGTTGCTCCATGTAAAGCTTTTTGAAGTCATCTTCTGTTGCTTTCGGGTTATCAAGTTGCTTTGCTTCAAGAGCTTTCTTTTCAGCAAGTATTTGCTTTTTGAGCCCTCTTTCCTTTGCTGCTTCAGCTTTTAGAGCTTCAATTTCAGCTTTTAGGATTTGCATTTCATCTGAACTTTCATCGTTAGTAGTTGGTGTATTATCTACATTATCTGTCATTTGTTTGAACCTCTCGTTCAATTGCTTTCATTATTAGGATATATGCCCTCGCGGCATATTTGCTTGATACTATTTAGTGTTTTTTACAAAGTAGTTTGTACATTTTCAGCTGGTGGATTTCTGTCTGCATCGATTTCTTTCAATTTTGCAATAGCTTCTTCTTTTGTCATTCCTTTGACTTCCATCATGTAGTCGAGGCGACTTGCTCTTCCTTCATTGATTTTGATTGACCAAATGTCTTCTTCTGCTTTGTTATCGACAGGCAGACTTGGTTCTGCGAATGTTGTGTAAAGTACTGCTTTCGGTAGTTCAGGATACAATGCACTTAGTACTTCGTAGAACTTTCTCATACCAGAGCTAAAGTATTGAGCTCGTTTTTCACGAAGAGTAAGGTTATCGATTTCTTCGACAACAAGTTGAAAGCCTGAAGTTGCACTTCCCTGACCAGCGAACTTCATATTGACTGACCAATCAGAAGCAATGTCATAAAGCATTTTATCAAGAATGTCTTGTAAAGCACTCAAGTCAGTTGTTGGGCCATCGAACTTGATAAGTGGTGCATTACCTTGATCATCATTCTTCAGTGTGACTATTTCCCCAAGGCCACCAATATTTGAACTTGGTTTGAAGCCGGTAGTCAGACTGTCGAAGCTATAGTCATTTGCTTGATCTACAGTTCGTATGTAAGTATTGTCATCTGGCTCAAGGATAGTCGTATTGGTGAATAAGGTTTTTGCTTTTTGCCATGCAATAGCGAAATGAGTGTCTGTCAGGTGTAAGTCATAAAGAAGTTGAAAGTTGATGATGTCTTCTGGTACTTCATTCCATACACCAGTTCGAGGTTTAGTATTGTCATAGAAGAATGTAGCCGGTACGAAGCCATAAGTATTCGGTTCAATGTTGATCATTTCTTCTGTACTTGTACCACCATAGTTAGTCACTCGCCAATCACTGACTTCTGTTGGTGTGATATGACGATATTCCCAAACTTCCTCATCACAATCATCTGAAGAAGTAAGATATGCAAGTTCAGTGATTATTCGACCAGTGATGTCTGTTTTGACAACAGTATTTCCACGATGTAGAATGATTGGTAGTACTGCATCACCTCGTTCTTGATTGTACTTGTACATTGCATCGACAGTCAGTACATTTTCTGGTATGTACTGCTGTTGAAGTACAATAGTTGTTTTTAGTAAGCGGGTAAGTGATGATACATTTTGAAAGAACTCATGCCAATCAATGCTATCCATAAGTTGAGTAAATGTCTCGCTTTGTACGATAGTTTTGCCAACATAAAGTTCCAGTGTAGGTGGTTGATTGAATAAGTTATTTGATTTTTCGACGATAGGTTTGACAATATTGCGAATAGCCGCAACCATACCACGATCTTTCCATTCCTTTCGTTTTGCTCCTTCGTAGCCTTTTAGATCACCATTGAGCATTTCCTCGACATACTCTTTCTGTTCGCCATCATAAAGTTCCAGCAACAAATGTGCAAGTTCAGCTTGTTCGTCGCCGAAATCCTCCCATGTCACAGTCTTTCCATTTAGTTTTGTTGATGGTTCTGTTTGAGTACCATTATTAGGTGTCATTATCGGCATTTTTACCTCTTTTTGATTTCGGTTTTCTCATTTTCAATTTCGTCTCTTCAGAATGTTTTCTTCCAAGTTGTGATTTTGACATTTTTGTTTTTGTCTCTGCAGATGCTTTTTTACCAAGATGACTTTGCCTATTTTTCTCTTTTGAAGCTTCTGTTTGCGGGCCTCTTGATCTTCCTGTATTCACAACTGATATTTTTGTTTTAGTCTCTTCAGATAAAGTTCTACCTGTTTGAACAATTGACATTTTTGTTCTTGCTTCTTCAGATGCTTTTCTTCCTTGATTTGACCAGTTAGGATGTAGAATTGCCATATTGACAAATAAGTCATTTTCTACTACATTCAGTTTTGTTTGCCACTTGATTTCATCAAGATAAGCTTCATCACGATTAGTATGTCGATTTAGAATAGTTGTTTTGAATAAGTGAGGATTATTCTTCCTTTCCTCATTCCAAACTGACTTGTATTTTTTACTACTTGGTGTTCCATGATACCCGTTTTCTACTTTCTTGACTGATGTACTTCCAATGTAGTATGGAGGCAATTTGTCACCAGAATAGTGTGTCATATATGTGCAGTACATTATTTTCTCCTAAAATGTATATTATAACACATTTTTGATCATAGTATTCCAGTTCGTCGTCTTTGATGAGCTAATGATAAGTTCATTCGATGCTCATCAGTAAATGGTTTTCGTTTGACACCCAACTTCTTTAGTCGCTTCTTCATGCATGCTTCTTCTGATTGCGGGCCAATGTTGTTATGACAAGTGTTGTATTCGTTATAGCCATAGAACTTTGTCTCCAAGTCTTCAATGTAGTATTCTTCGAATAAAGCTGCATCACGACCGGTGTCACAATGCATTAGTTCAGTGACTTCGAACTTGTCCCAACCATATTCCTGAATGGCCGTATGTAAGATTGAACAAGTACGAGCTCGTTGATGTTCTTTTAGTCTTCTTTCAAGATCCATCGTGGCACCGACATAAGTCATATTGTTGTCGGTATTAGTTAGTTTGTACACGGTATAATGCATGGTATTATTCTCCTATTTAGTGATATTACTATTTAGGATATTGAATATTATGTATTATATGATACTCATCAATGGGTTATTAGTAGTACATAAGGATACATTATGTATTTGCTATAGACCATATACCATACGGCACTTGTTTACTACATGTTTGCATATTTGATTTGCAATCACATGTTATTATTTCCCTTTGTAGATTACACCATTCATCATTGATTTTACTTCATACCTATAAGCGAATAAGTAGCCAACACTGTCTGAGAAATGATCAAGTCCCGAACTTTTATCTGGCATTGAAGTTTTAGGATCATAACCTTGTTGTTCAAGTGACTTAGTTGTCTGCTTGCATATTTTAGTATTGATAAAGAATGTTCTTTCGCCTCTTGCATTACATAACTTCGCATTGACTGCATTGATACGATCTTTTATGCGAGGATTGACTGATTTGACTTTTACATCGAAGCCTGCATTACGAAGCATTGCTATGTCACTGATCGAAGCTGATGATTTATCAGAATTGCCAGTAGCATCAGGATAGACAATGATAGGCCTTCCTGGATAAAGTTGCTTGATTGTTTTGATTAGGCTTTCGGTATTCTTGCTGCCATTTAGTTCATTGATTTGAAACACCCTGTCAGAGTTATCAATGATATTGACCGTAGTTGCCATTACATTGACATTGAAGTCGATACCTAAGTGCAATGGTACATTTGTCGGTACATCATTGATTGTTTTGTCAGTATGATTTAGGTGTCGATCGAAGGCATGATACACCTGACCAGTCGTAAGATTGACAAAGTACCCTTTTAGATATGCTTCAAGCTGTTGAGCAGTATGGGTTTTTGCCATATTTTCGAAGTAGCTGGGATCAATAAAGGGATTATCATAAGTACTTGCTCGAATAAGTCGGCGATCATCACCTGCATTCTCTTCGAAGAAGTCATAACAGAAGTTATAGCCTTCTGGTGTTGATACGACAACACCTTGCATTTGATTACCGCGAGTAAGTCGTGATACCAACATATTGACAGCATCAGTTGCTACATTCTTCTTCATCAAGTCACATTCATCTACACCAAACCAACTTGCTGATATTCCAGCTGCACGACCATAGTTCTCTGAACTGAGTAGCCATATTTTACGAGGATTACCATCACCAAAGTCGATGACATATGATCCTTCTGATTTGTTTAGATTGAAGGCTATGTTTAGTTCGTACAATAAAGCATTCATTGTCGGTACAAGTACTCGACCAATCATTGCTGCTACTGGCTCACACATTATTCCTGGGAGTTCAGGATTTGCAAGTGCAAGTTGTAAAGCTTTTACACATAAGCTATAAGTTTTGCCTGAACGGTACTGGGATAGCCACCTATTAGTGCAAGAAACGGTGTAGTCGTGTCTTGAAGAAACTCAATTTGATGTGATAGCAATTTCAATGTTGGTTTTTGATACTCATAAGTGGCATAACCTCCTTCTTGATTTCCCATCAAGTGTGTAGAAGTCATATTCATTTACCCGTCTGTAAGCGAAGCCATGTCACTGCAAGTTCAAGTAAGCAGTTCAATAAGAAGCCACCTACTTCAATGCCAGTTGCTTTTAGTGAGTCCAGTACAAGTTGTCTTTTTTGCTCACCAGTTTTGTCAGTGTCATCGACTGATTGTACGATACCTTTGATACGAGCGAATATTTTGCCACTTGATAGCATTGCTGCAAGTTGATTGATTAGTATTGCTTTGATGTTCATTCTTCGTGTTCCTCACGATTGTCATTGCGATGATAGTGCTTTCTTGCTTTTTCTACCCAGTACTTTCGTTGCTCGTTTTCAGATAAAGTCTCGACATAAAGTCTTTCGTTTTCGCTGTCTTCCAGCATTTCCTTGATAGCTATTTGCATACTATTCCTCTGGAGCATTCTCGAATAAGTCTTCTTCGATTTGACCAATGTAAGCTTGCATTGTTGTTGCATCTTGCCCCATGTCGAGCATAAGTTCTACAAGTTCAGAGTACATTGTCATTACGACATCTTGAATGTCTTCTTCATCATATGTTTTTAGTAAAGCAAGTAAGTCATTTGAAGCTTTTTGTTCAATAGTCATTTAGATACCTTCAATTGTAAAGCCGATTGTATTTGCACCTGATACAATGGTTGCTTCAGTTTGTACAGGTTGTGCTTTGTGCAGATATTTCGCCAAGTGTTTTGCAGCTTCATTCCGTACTTCGAATGGTAGTTCAGTGTCATGGAGTATTTCGATCCAGAATGATACTGGGCTGATAAATGTACCGTTATCAATAAGATCGACATATTTCTGAGTATTCAATATGTCTTCGATTAGAATTGAACGATGATTTCTTTGTCCTGGTGCTCGACCTGAAGTTGGTGGTTTATTGCCTTGAAGGTGTAGGCCACTATTGCGATTTCCGGCCATTATAGTTCTCCTTTGCTTTGATTAGTTCATTTAGATATTCTTTTTGAACATCTATGTCCTCGGTTTTAGGATAAGTTCCATATTGTTTCATATATTTTCCGGCCATTATAGTTCTCCTTTGCTTTGATTAGTTCATTTAGATATTCTTTTTGAACATCTATGTCCTCGGTTTTAGGATAAGTTCCATATTGTTTTAGTGCATCTTGAACGAAGACAAGTAAGTACATATTCTCTTCAGTCTGCTTCAATAAGTCAGCAAGTTGCTCTTTGAATAAAGATTTCTTTGAAAGCTTTTTATGATAGTTTTCAATAAAGTGTTTTACTTCGATAAAGTAAGCTATTTTTTCGTCATACAGTTTTAGTAAGCTTGATGTCACTTCTGTCTTTGCAGATATGTTCAGCAATGCATCAGCTTTCAGTGGATCAATATTCTTCTGCATTTCAGTAAGTACATCAAGATCTTTCTCGTGTTCTCGTATTTGAACTTCATACCTACGGATTTCTGTTTCTACTTTTTGTTTTTGTGTCGGATTTGAACCAAGAGCAAATAGTGTATTCTTTAGTACATCGATTTTACCAAGTATTGTCTGTATGTTTTTGTGCTTGCGAATGATTGCGGTATTGATTGATGCAGGGCGAGTTCTGTAAAGTTCGTAGTTGATACTCATAATGTGACTGGTACAATTGGTGATGACAACAATAGCAATGAGCATGTTAGCCACAGTGCATACAAAGCAATTGGTATTAGATTATTCATAAAGTCTCTTCATAAAGGTTGTTTGTCGGCCAGAAGCCATCTGAGTATGTCGAACGATAAAGTCCTTCGCCCTTTTCATTTACTCCTTCTGGCTTACGATTATAACGGTCAGTCTTTTGCTTCTTTTTGTTATTTCTGAATATGGTTATTTCATCTTTCTGCTTCACCGCATGTCATGTTCTTAGCAAGCACAATGTCAATCATTGTCATAGAAACTCTCACAAAATACGTTAGCAGGCCACCATGATGTAGCGCCTTGTGGATGAGGTTTGCCTCTTGTTCGCGATATTCTTGCTTCATCTCCTTCAAATAAGGTTTTATTATTTGTGCCAAAGTCAGATGGAAAGAATACCTTAGGACCACTATAACGATATCCATCAGCAATAAGACTAATCATTGTCATAGAACTCCAAGCAGAGGACGTTATTACCTGGATAACCGGGTTTAGGGTGCCACATAATTTGATAACCTTCCCTCAAAAAACCACCACCGTTTCCACTTTCAATAAGATACTTAGCAACACGCCTCTTAGTTTTTGACTCCCATGGACGAGGTGTCATATCTTTTACTGGGAACTCGTCTTTAGTAATAACGGCTCTATTCATTGTCATAGAACTCCAAGCAGAGGACGTTATTACCTGGATAACCGGGTTTAGGAACATACCAAATGTCTTTCATAACAGTTCTTCCGTCAGCATATTGTCTTTTTTGATGTGACTGACCTTCCACTGGCCACCATTTAGGTGTCATATCTTTTACGGGAAACTCGACTTTAGTAATAACTACTTTATTCATACTGTTGAATGTTGTAAATGTTTGATGGGAACAAACCTTTCAAGAGTGTATTATTATTTCTTTTAGTCCAGACAACATGACCACTTCGACCGACACCCATGCCACATATTGTTCGTTTGTCTTCTTTTACGTTTTCAGTTTGACGGGTTGCAATTATTATGCTATTCATTGTCATAGAAACTCTCGCACATTACATTCAAAGGATGTCTCCCAAGAGGATGGGGGGGGTTTCGTTTTGAAACCCTTGACAAAGTTTTAGTGCCACCCCATTTCACAGCAATGTTTCCTTGATTTTCATGAGACCGAGGAAGAATGTTTTCATGAGCCTTTGTTATAACTTTATTCATTGTCATAGAACTCCGTTATCCAGACATTACAAGACCATTTAGAAACTCCATACATTGGGTGCTCTTGAGTATTCCCCACTCTGCCGAAATGACCACTCGCATTAGTTCGCTGGCAATCATGCTCTGACATTCCGTGAGTATTCTTCTTCATTTTATTAGAAGAGTTTTTGAACATTCTATCTCTCAAGTTGTTCCCCCCCCCTATCATTTTTGAAACACCTTTCTTCTGGTTTGTTATTCATACTTCAATACACTAATGTCTTTTTCAATGTCCATTTCAAGTTTGTTGATAATTACTTTCTGAACACCGTCTTTCGCTTTCTTTTCTTTTACTGGGATACGAACATCATCCAAGTTGTATGTCATATCAGAAACTGCTTTTGACTTCTTCCAGCCCATATAGATTGGTTCGTGACAACCTTTCAAATTGCGGCCTTTTGGCATTCCTGACCAATAGACCCATTCAATCATGTCACGACAAACAAACCCTGCTTTATCAATTGCTGATGCCATATGATGGTAGGTGCGCGACGCATTGAAGGAGCTAATAGTTCCACCAGGTTTTAGAACTCGGAAACATTCGGTTGCCCACTGCTCAGTAAAGTCGGCGAAATGTTGCATAGTTTGAAAGGTGTCCCATTTAGCAATAGCAATTGCATAAGGTGGGTCAGTGATTACACAATCAATAGAGTTATCAGGAATAGTCTTCATCATTTCAATGCAATCACCGAGTAAGAAGGTGCATAAGTCACTATCATTTACTCGCTTCTTGCTGATGTCGATGTATTCTTGGTTCATTTCGCAACCGATATAGTTACGACCAAGTTCAGCACATGCCTGAGCAGTAGTGCCACTTCCATTGAACGGGTCAAGAACCGTTTGACCTTCAGATGATTGAAGTTTGACCAACCACTTCATTAGTTTTAGTGGCTTGATAGTAGGATGGGTATTGAACTCTCCAAACTCGCCTTTAGTTGGCTTAGGAACATCCTGAACATTGACTGGCTCTGTAAGATATTGAAGATAGTCTTGATATTGTGTTTCTGACATAGAAACTTTGTAGATTGTGTTATTCATAATGATTTTAGTGTTGATATTAGACTATTATTATTTTGTTTTTACCACATTGAACTTTTATTGGGCGAGAAGATATTTGAACAATAGGTTCTGTTATTTTTACATCATTTACAAGAATTGCTCCTTGTTTTAGAAGTCGTCTGAACACATTAGGAGTTATTCCTGACCCAACTACTATTTCTTCGATTTGTATAGTATTCATAATGATTTTAGTGTTGATATTAGACTATTTAGGGTACAATGTCTGATGTTATTTTTATCACACCATTTTGCATATGTCGTTTTACTACCTTTAGTGATCTTCATATTCGGATCTTGAAAGCACATTATGATAGTGATATTGGGATTTTGAAGAATGACTTCTTTGATCTTGCGGCGATCAGTAGCAACCCATCGACCTTTCGTTTCTACATATACATTATCAGTTATCTTCCAATCAGGTATGTAGTTATTAGACAACAAATATGATATTTTGTCCGGTTCATAGTTGACCGGATAGCCATTTGATTTTAGTAAGTGAGCAGTTGTTTGTTCGAGTTTTGATTTGTACATATTGAATAAGATATTATTGCTGGTGATACAATTGGTAGAATGGCCAGCACCATTCTTTTGGATTTAGACAACGAATAGGTGATAGTAAAGATTTGAATAGGAGCCTATTCTGTTATCGAGGATGGCGGTGACCGCATTGTACCCAACGAACTCGTCACTTGTACATCCTAATAAATGCATACCCTCCTATTCAAGTTTGTTATCTGATTTTGATTTCAGAGTTTTTGATATTTTTTGTTTTGTCTCTTCTGTTTGCGGTATTCCTTTGTTCCAAGCTTTTTGCCCTTTTGAAGAAATTGACATTTTTATTTTAGCTTCTTCAGAATGCAATTTTCCCTTTCGACTTTTACCTATCTTCATTTTGTGTTCTTCAGAATGTGGCCCTCTCTTTTTACCAATTTGTCCTCTGGATTGAGCTTGTCTTCTTTCTGGTGAATGGGATTTGCCCATATTTGCATTTGACAATTTAGTCTTAGTGTCATCAGATAAGATAACACCTGCTCTATTGAATGTAGGAGCATGTACTTTCAGATTGACAAATAAGTCACTTTTTACTACATTCAGTTTTGTTTGCCACTTGATTTCATCAAGATAAGCTTCCTCACGAGTTGCATGTCGATTTAGTATTGATGTTTTGAATAAGTGAGGATTATCTTTCTGTTCTGATTTCCAAATTGAACTATATTTCTCTGAAGAAACTGTTCCATGATAACCATTTTCTACTTTCTTGATTGATGTACTTCCAATGTAGTAAGGAGGCAATTTGTCACCAGTGTAGTGTGTCATATAAGTACAGTACTTCATTTGATATTCTCCGGATTATGTTTACAGTTATCGAAATGCCAACGGTAAATGATACACCCGTTTGATGTAAAGCCGCAATGAGGGCAAACCAGACCATCATGTTTACCGATCATGTCAGGGCGAGGTTTACCTATTTTAGCTGCAGACTGTTTTGCTCTTGTTTCTGATGATACTTTTTTGCCAGAATGGATTTCTGATAGTCTTGCTCTACCTTCTGGTGTTAGTCTGTTAGTCATAATGCTTGCTCTTGTTTTTGAATGTCTTTTATAGTATTGAAGTACTTTGCTTCACTGTCCATTACATCACGAGTAAAGTCATTGTATGGTGTTCCATCAGGATTGATTTTGAACCAACATTTAGCAGGGCATGGGTACCCAATCAATGGCCTTCCATTGTTGTAGATATTTAGTATGTGTCTGAAGTCGCTATTATATTGTTTTAGTGCTTCATTTCTTTGTTCGTCGAAGTTAGTATTCATATTAGCTCCTTCAATAAGGCAATCATTTGTTGTAGTTCAGGTGATAGTTCTGATATGTCTGCTTCGAATAGTTCTTCAGGATCAATTTCGTTTTTGCCCATCCACCAAGATAGACCATGTAAAGATTGCCAGAAGTTATTTGTAGAACTATCTTTTGAAATAAAGTTCTTGAATTGAATAAGTTCTATTTTAGAAGTTCGTATTCTTTCATACTTTTTTAGTACTTCAATAAGAGGTTCGTTATTTTGCATATTTTGTAGTAAAGAAATAAAGATATTCATCTTGTTCAGCTTCAAGTATAGGATCTTCATAAGTATAGTAGAATGTTTGCATTATTTTTGCAAGTGCTATTTCAAGTACCATACCAGGAAATGTTTTTCGAAACACTGGATTATCTTTACTACCAACATTTGATAGTTCATTTCTGATTTCAATTGAATGTTTTGCACACACTTCATTTGCCATTCTTGTAAGTCGAGTTGGTGTGATACCCCATGATGGCAAATGATGCTTCAGAAATGTTGAGCTTGCCATGTATTCATTATCATTGTATGCCATTATTGATCTCCAGTTTGATTGAGTATGTCTATATTATATTACAGTTTGAACAAGATGTAAATAGTTTTTTGTTATTTTATGATGCCTTGTTCTTTGAGACTTTTGATAAAGTCGCGGGTTTGAAGGTAAGTTAGCTTTCTTTCTGGTTTGACATACAACTTGCGAAGTCGTTTTCTTTCTGCCTGAAGTTGCCTTTTTTGCCATAAAGATATTATCTTTTTAGACTTAGGTACCCCAACAACAGCTATACCAACAGGTACATACGGATCTTGTACAACTTGAAGTTCGGTGTATTCAAGTGACTTGCTTTCCATAGTGATAAGTGCTTCTACGAATGCATGATGACGATTATCAATGTCTTTTGAACCGCTTGCTTTGCATATTTTATTGATTTTGTGTTCAAGTTCTTGTTGTCTATTGATGTCTATCATCCAACTTGAAATGATTATTTCGCCATTTTTTGATCGACCACCTTTTGACAACCTAATAAAGAGGTTTGTCCATAAAGAATAAGCTCGATTACCATACTTCTTTTTGATGTCAGCCGCAGCATATTGAATAGTGATTTGATCTTTGAAGAATGGATGTACTGATATGATATTATCTGTGTGAATTGAATTGAACTCATCAATAAATGATTGGTATTCAGTATTAGAATGTATTGCATTATTGATAAGAAAGTGTATGCGAAATATTGAATAGATTGCATCGATCATTTGTGATAGACCGGGATTTCTATCAAGAGCATATTTTGCACGAAGTTCAGGAGTAAGATGAGCTGCGATAGTCATTCCATGAGTTCGACCAGTAGCTTCTTGTTTGAGCTTTCGACTTGCTTGTCGTTTTGCTTCAGCTTCAGCTTTTTGTTCGGGTGATAAAGCTCGTTTTGTTGCGGATATTTTTTGAGCTCGGGTAAGAGGTATTGATGGGTTGTCGTTTGACATTTATTGTCCTTTAGTTAGGATTAGTGTGCAAAGTCAATGTTTGCCAGATTGACTTTGTTGTCTATAACCATTTAGTACAACCAACTTGCCACTATTTCAATCAAAGGAACATTATATGTCAAACGGGAGGTTGGCAAACCAAGTTTTTTTACAAGTTGGTTGTACTAAATGGTTATAGATCTATTTAGTGATTTTCAGATTGTATTATAACACATTTTGATCATTTGTGTTATAACATTTATTGATAAAGAAAGCATTTGTTATCATTTTTAGTGAAATGGATCGTTGCATATTGTTTTAGTGAAATGGATCGTTGCATATTGTTATCACCGATGTCTAAACTGAGTGAAATGATCAGTATTATATCTATCTGTTCATTACATCGAGTTTAGACATCAGACATAAATGATTTAGCACAAGTCACGAACGAGCATATTTGTGAAGCAGCTTGCCTGCGAACAAATATGTGAGTAAGTGATCTTGTTGCTTGCCTGCAGCTTGCCTGCAGCATATTTGTGAAATAG